TGCTGTAACTGGTGTGTTGATAAGTGTTATTTCATCTTCTAACCACTTCTCTACACGAGCTACTTCATCAGTTCCTAATTTTGCTTTGACCCAACCAAGTACTGTTGACTCAGTTAGATCTTTGTAAGGTATAAGAGTTTCTGGTTTTTCAAGTTCTACCTCGCCAGTTGCTCTTGCTTTTTCTTCACTACCGTCTATACCTTTTACACGGTAGATAACTTTTTTAACGTAGCCGTCAGCTAGTTCTCTTTCTAGGGTATTTACTTCCCAAGTTTTTGTGATTGCCATTATTCTGGTTTTGTAGGATATGTAGGGTTTGATGGGTCTTTTGTATTAGCTGGTAAATCTCTAAGAGCTTGTCTGTAAGTTTTCCAAGCATCTGACATAGTAACGTCAGATAAAGCCATCCAATCTGTTTCTGCTAAAAGTGCATTACGATTTTCTCGTAAGCAACGTAAAGGTTCTAGTGCTAGTAATCTAGCTTGTTCTGCTGCTATTTCATCAGCAGTAGGTGCTGTATTTGTTTCATCTTTCCAAATTAATACTTCGTCTTTACCTTGTTCTTGCATTACTGTATAAGTACAATTTGGTTTTAATGAATCAATAGCAACATTCATAGGAATATAAGTTCTTGAATATAACATAGTTAACCGTCCTGTGTGATAAACTCTTGAATATGAGAGATGCTGTTATAACTTGTATCATGCTGTCTTCTATTAAATGTAATAGTAGAGTTAGGATCCGGAGCGATTACTATTCTTAATCTACTTGAAGTACCGTTAGGATCATATTTCCAAAGAAAACCACTTCCTATACCAATAGAATACAAACCATGATTATTAAAGTTATGATGCAAAGCTCCCATAGCTATCATGTTCATACCAGTACCATTATCAATGTCACCTAATTCAGCAGTACCTACATTATTCCAATTACTTCCACCATCAGTCGAATATTGAACTTTATAAGCACCACCATAACTTCCACTTAAATCTAGTCTAGCAATTATACAATGTTGACAATCAGATCCCGGTAAAGTACGAGTAGCACCTGTCCATATAACTTGACTATTTGAGTTACCAGCAACACTATATTTAGTAGTTACCAAATGATTATAATGAGCAACAAATATACTAGCATACTTTTGAGTTGAACTGTCTCCAAAATTAATAGCCATTATGATACCTCCGTTAAATTAAATTTATACTTTTTACCAGAACGGTTATTTTTTAAGAACAAGTCTGATTCTCCTTCTTGCATAGTCCAGTCACCCCATGTACCGTCAACATCGTTTTGATGTCCTTTGTTAGATAAGTGAAGGTCGTTGGTGTAGATGTTTCTTACTCTGTATGATGATGTGCCTATGTCATATGTATTGTTTACTTGTGGTCTAAAATGACCCGTACCATCAATACTCCATCTTTGAGCACTACCAGTAGCAAATCTAAGATCAACTCCTCTAAATCCCATTGATTGTAGAGAACCGTTATCTTGGAAGGCAACTAATGCTGGTACATTACTAACTTCACTTTGAGTAGAACTAAAAGCAATATGCTTATTAGAATCCATTTTAACAGCTAATTTACCGTTATTACCTAGTGAACTATTAACGTTAAGAGAATCACAGCCACAAGCTCCTGTTACATCAATACCCGAACTTGTAGTTTCAAGTTTTTTATTTCCAGCATGATAAAGCTCTACCTGTGCACCATTAAGACCACGTAGTATATATTGAGATTCAGCATAATTTAAAGCGACAAGATTATTTGTGGTGATTTTTAAATTAGTTGAATCTTGAATCCTAGAGTCTGAACCATCGTGATAAATTGATAAATCTCTTCCATGTCCTAATACAAGTTTTGCATTATCATACCCATAAAATTCACCTGTACTTGAAATTAATACATCATTACTTACATTTAAATCACCTGTAAGTGTAGCTCCAGAACTTGTAGTCTCAAACTTGTTACTGTTATTGTAATATAATTTAACGCCTGCATTTGCAGTTGCTCTAATCATATTTTCATTATTAGCAGCGTTATTGACATAGAAAGAATCCGATGTAATTTCTAAGTTACCAGTATTACTGTCAATTATGCTATTTGATCCGTTGTGGTAAAGTTCTAGGTCTTGACCAGCACCGATTTGTAATCTTGCGTTATCTTTTGGTATTCGTAGATTTCCAGCACTTGTAATTCGGACACGTTCAATATTTACACCTTCAGCATCATTCCTTACACCAAATGTTAAAGCAGCATCGTAAGTTCCATCTCCAGTATCTTCTTTGATACCTGATATTTGAGCGAATTGAGTGGTACTACCAGAGCTATTATATTTACCAACAAAATTAATACCAGAACCAGCATTGCCTGAGTTAAAGGCATCTGTACCAGTTAAATTTAAAACACCTACATGATCGAAAGTTGTATCATTAGCTCCTCGTACTGTTAAGCGACCAGTAATTGATCCACCGGTTGAAGTTGTCTCAAACCTTTTACTGTTGTCGTGGTATAACTCTACTGCTCCGTTAAGTGACCCTGATACATACTTTTCTGTACCAGTTTTACTGTTTAACCTTAATTCATCAGCATAGATGTAAAGATATTGACCAGCAGCAGCACCAATAGTATTAGCTCCTCCTGTATGTTCTAGTTGTAGATCACTACTATTTCCAAGCTCAATAGTCCTATCATCATTAGCTTTTATTGCAGTACCAGATCCACCAAATGAGAGTTTTCCATAAACAGTAGAGCCGTCCGAGGTTGTCTCAAGCTTTTTACTGTCGTTGTGATATAGCTCTACTGCACCGTTACCAATAGCTTTAATACTTGATTCCCAAGAACCACTTGTATAATTAGATAAAAGAAACTCACCTGTTGGAGCAGCAAAAGCTACAAACTTCCATTTATCGCTGTTATCATCACCTTCATCTGCCGATATAAATAATTCAGCATTAGTAGACTCTGCACCAAGAATTTCAACTCCACTGTTAACTGTGTGAAGTTTTTTACCACCATTAAAATATAACTCTACTGCTCCATCCTGTACACATCTAATCATTCTTTCTGTATTAGCTTCATTATTGATGTATAACTCAGATGTATGAATTTGTAATGTACCAGTAGCATCTATAAAACTTGACCCACCTGTCGCTGGATCGTGATAAATTTGTAAATCTGAACTATTACCAAAATGAGCCTTAACATTATCAGAAAGATAAGCACCTCCACTTTGTAATCTTAAATTACCTAGAATTTCAGTACCAGCACTATAGGTCTCTAGCTTTTTACTGTTGTCGTGATATAACGCTACAGACCCGTTAGCTGTTCCAATAAGCATATGCTCATTGCCAGCAGCGTTCATTAAGCGTACATCATTACCACGAATTTTAAACTCGCCTGTTGCATTATATATATTACTATTTGTACCATCGTGAAAAATTTGTAAATCTGTGCCATTATCTCCAAAGGTTGCTTTTCTGGTATCACCCCATCTAGCATCACCTACTATGTTAAGTCCATAAGATGTAGTACTTAATCTAGTTGCGTTGTCGTAGTAAAGATTTACTGAACCATTTGCATTTGCATTTATTAAAACTTCACTGCCATCGTGATTTGTTAAATTAATAAGGTTACTTTGTATAAATAGATTAGTAACATCATTTTCTATTCTACTATTTGTACCGTCATGAAAAATCTGTAAATCTGCACCTGTACCAAACTCAGCTTTTGCATTGTCATTATATCTGTTACTACCAGTAAATGTGTTACCAGTAACAACAGCAAAGTTACCTGTAGCTGTAACACCGTCTACCCAAGCACTACCAGTATAAACCTTAAGTGAGTTAGATGTAGTGTTAAAGAACAAGTCTCCTGTATCTAAGCTAGTTGTAGGGTTGTTTGCACCTATACGATATTGGTTAGCAAAATTGTTAACACTAGATATATTGCTTGCAACTGTGTTGACATTGCTTATAGAACCACCAACTGAGTTGACGTTACTAATAGCTCCACCAACTGTATTGACGTTAGCTATAGACCCTGCAACTGTGTTTACGTTAGCTATTGAACCAGCAGTTGTATTTACGTTTGCAATGCTGCCACCAACATTATTTACGTTAGTAACTGCACTAGCTACTGTATCCATGTTATTAACAACACTGGTTACTGCAAGTGTGTTCATGTCCGCTACAACGTCAGCAGTGCCTAACGTGTTCATGTCAGCTACAACGTCAGCCGTACCTAAAGTATTTAAGTCAGCTACAACATCTGCTGTACCAAGTATTGCCATGTCTGCTACAGCAGCAGCAGTACCAAGTCTGCCTATTTCTGTTGCCTTACCAGCTACAGCTGTTACCTCTGTTGCTTTAGGTGTAAGTCTATGAAATGCGTATGTATGTGTTGTAGCTGTTGTTTCTACTAAAAATCCAAAACCAGAAGGTATGGTTGAAGGTACACCTGTAATCGTTACAGTATTTCCAGTTCCAGCACCATTTGCAATAGTAACTGTTGTTCCACTTGGAACTAAGTTAGTTGAGGCTTCTTTAACTGATATGATAGTTCCACCCAATC